AAATTAATATTGTATAACTATGATTCATTTTTGTTTGACTTTGATACCAAAGACGGATTAGAGTTTTTAAATATGGTAAAACAAACAATAGAAAGTGGTGGTAAGTATCCGGTTAAAATCAGTAGAGGAGTAAACTATCACGAAATGGACGACATAACGGAGAAATTTAAATGAGCAACGATTTAAAACAATTATCAAAAATCACTACTCGTTATACGAATCGTGAAGGAGTGGTAAATCCAGTAAACCAAAAATACGATTTCAAAAAACCTACAATCGTTCGTATTTCTAAACAAGAAATGGAATTACTACATCAAGACGGAACATTAGAAAAAAACGGAATAACGATTATAGCTGATGAATAATTGGAAAAAAATACTCAATGAGTTAAGTTATAGAGTTTCATCAGGAATTCCAGACCTAACCAACGAACAACACTTGTTAAAATTATGGGACATTTTAAAAGAAGAAAAATGGCCTATTGACGCTCGTGTGGAATTATTAAAGAACTTAAATGAATTAGATTTTTCAAACAAACAAGACCTTTCTACTTATGCATCAAAACACAAAATCAGACCAACAACCAAAGTTAATGTTGGTGGTAAAGAAACCACTGCCGGTGAGGAATTACCAGATTTAGAAAAGAAAAAAGATGATAAAGAAAAGATAAATAAAGAAAAACATCAAGAAAAACAAGAATTTTTATTAAATATGGTAGATGGAATTTTAGCTTCATCAACAGAAGGTAAAGGTGTTGGTAGATTCAATATGAGTAGAGAAGATTTACAAAAATACAAAGACTATCTTGATGGTAAAAAACCAGAAATTCCTAATTATGATATAAATGATGAAGAAGTTAATGAAGTTATCGGTATATTAAAATCAACTTTGGGTGAAGATTATAATAAATTTATTCAACGAGTGAAGAAAAAAGGAGACCCACCCAAATCATATTCAACAGGTGAAAATGGTAATAAAAGATATTTTGAAGCTTTGAAACATTACTTAACAACAGGTGGAATTAGTACAATAACAGGTGAATTTGTTCCCTTTTCAGAATCACAATTAGACCACGTTGTATCATTAGACAATGGTGGTGTTGATGGTGCAGAAAATTGGGAGTGGATGGAATCAAGATTTAATCAGTTTAAAGGTGCATTATCAGATGACAAAGTGATGAAGAAGATTAAAAAAGAGCTTAGTAAATCACCAGATGAAGAAAAATTAAAAGCAATGAATCAAGAATTAAAAAAATACACACAAGTTGCAACTATTCAATATTATGATGAAATTTTTAAAGATGGTGGAACCGCTGGTTTAAGTGAAGATACCTTGAATGGTATGTCAACTGATAATATTGACTATATTATCAAGGCTTGGAATGAATCAAATCCAGAAGGTGGAAAGTTTTTCGTTCCAAGATATGGTTCAAAAAAAGATGATACTGGTAAAGCTATTGATAGAAAATCAGGTAGAGCATCTGGTGGTAGAAGAGCGGATAAACCCACACTAATACAAAGACTTATCACAAGTATGAGAAAAAAAGGTTTAGACGTACCTACGACCGCAGAGGAAAGAAAAGTAGACCAAAAATTTGAAGTTATTGCTAAAGAAATAGAAAAAAGAAAAGGTGATATCACTAACTTAAAACAAAAAATACAATTAAATAAATAATGAAAACTCAATTACTATGCACCTTTACCACTAAACCAAGATTAAACGAAACCTTGGACATTATTATTCTGAACAATGATGTATTGTATGAAAAAGTATATGTGTTTCAAAATGAAAATGATTTAGGACAATTAATTTGCACATACAACATAGAATACAAATACGAATACGAAGAAAGCATTATCGATACTATTTCTCTACATAGAAAAAAACAAAGTAATACACTCTACACAATCAACGCACTAAACGAAGTCATCAGAGAAAAGAATGGTGGTGTATTAGACAAATCTTATATGGTGGATTGGAACGAGTTTTCCAATACATTACTTCTGACAAACGAAATGGGATTACAAAAAATCCCTACCCGAATATTTCAAATCGTAGATACGACTTCTTGGAAAAAATAAAAAAAAGTTCTTGACTTTTTCATTTTTTATTCATATATTATAATATAAGTTATTTGATAATTAAACAAGGTTCGTAATGAGACGAACGACTCTGATGTGAGAACGCGAAGATTCGATTTAGATGAAAAGGTTCGTTATTCGGAGTCAGGCGAGGTGTGGTGTGGGTTCTCATTTAGAAAAAAAAAATAAAAAAGTTCTTGACTTTTTGATTTTTCCTTTGTATATTATAGTATAAGTTATTTAACAATTGGGTAGTAAATTCATCACGAAAATCTTATCGTGCCCTGCGGGGGCGATGATATCGACGGTAAGACAGGTGGTTAGGCAAACAAACAAACAGAATCACTTTGGAAACATTGTGTGGTTTGTTCCGATATGCCGGTTGGATTGACATTGAATTAGATACTGGTCTTGGAAACTTGACTTGGAGTTCTTTGCCGACCGGGTGTCAAGGGGTGATGAGAGAACGCGAAGATTCGACTTAGATGAAAAGGTTCGCATTTACTACCAAAAACTTCTTAAAAAAATAAAAAAAATCTCAAAAAAAATACATTTTGAGATTTTTGTATAATATATATAAATATACTTAGAAGTTTTTTAAGTATAGTTCTTTGACAATTTGGAATTGAAAAGTAGAACCACCGACGGGTGTTTCTATGGGATTGGCTGAAAAATGGGTAATTCATTAGAAGCCCATAAAGCAATCTGGACAAAGTTGTGGTGACTGATAATTGGTAAAATTCTAATTATCTACCGACAGGTGTTGTCTAATGTATTTTCGTAAAAACCATAAGATGATTCTTATGACTTCAATGTAGGTAAGGGTAAAACTGAAATCCTACTTTATGGCCGAATAATCTAAACTTGGAGAGATAAGGCATTTACATAGAAGTTGTATTCACTTCAATGAGGAATAACCCCCTTGAGAAGAACTATCGTAACTGATAGATGTAAAGTTTGAAGTAATAAATCCAAGACGGAAATTGTGAGTAATCATTAATCTCGCATCCCCAATAAATTCCAAAAAATTTAAAAAAAGCCTCAACGATTTTTAGTTTCCACCTTTTATATAGACTTTAAAAACAATGGGGCTTTTTTTTAAAATAAATTACATTTTTCTAATTATATATGATACTTATTATCAAATAAAGGTTTCACCAAAAGTGAAAATTAAATAATAAATAAATAACAAATACTAAATAGGAGATACAAAATGGACTTAAACGCAATTCGTAAACGTCTCGGTCAACTTCAGACCACAAATAACCGCACTTCAAGTCTTTGGAAACCACAACCAGGTAAGACTCAAATTCGTGTAGTTCCTTATGAATTCAATAAAGATAATCCTTTCATTGAATTATTCTTTCACTATAATCTGAACAATCGTTCTTATTTATCACCAATCAGTTTTGGTCGTCCAGACCCAATTGAAGAATTTGCTCAAAAATTAAAAGCAAGTGGTAATAAAGAAGATTATCAATTATCTAAGAAATTGGAAGCAAAGATGAGAACTTTTGCACCAGTTATCGTTAGAGGTGAAGAAAACGAGGGAGTAAGATTTTGGGGATTTGGTAAAACAGTTTATCAAGAACTATTATCAATCATCGCTGACCCTGATTATGGTGACATTACCGACCCAGTAAATGGTCGTGATGTAGTTGTTGAGTTTATCTCAGCAGAAGAAACAGGTGCGAGTTATCCTACAACCAAGATTAGAGTAAAACCTAATCAAACACCAGTTTCTGATGACCCGACAATACTTGAAAAAGTAAAGTCATCTCAGAAAGACATTCGTGACATTTATCAAGAACTATCATATGAGGAATTGACAAATGTATTGAACGAATGGTTGAATCCTTCTGAAGATTCTTCAAGTGATGAAACAACTGAAACTCAGACACAATCATTTGAACAAAACAAAGCAAAAGATACATCAGAAGCATTCGACGAACTTTTTAATTCATAAAACAGGAGAACATTATGTCAGTTAATGATGTATTAGCCAGTACTCTGGCCGACTCTTTGAATAAAAAGTTCAAAGATACAAACAAAGTAGCATATTTCTTGGACGGAAGTGATTCCACACCAACAGACATCAAGGATTTTATATCCACAGGTTGTTCTATGTTGGACTTGGCTATATCCAATAGACCAAACGGAGGAATCGCAGTCGGTCGTATCACAGAAATTAATGGATTGGAATCAAGTGGTAAATCACTACTTGGTGCACATATCTTAGCAGAAACTCAAAAGAAAGGTGGAGTAGCAGTTTATATCGATACTGAAACTTCAGTCAGTCAAGAGTTTATGGAAGTGATAGGATTAGATTTAGGTAAGATGTTATATCTTCACTTAGAAACCGTAGAAGAAATCTTTGAAGCCATTGAAGAAATCGTAACCAAAGTTAGAGAATCAGACAAAGATAGATGTGTAACAATCTTAGTTGATTCATTAGCAGCAGCCTCAACAAAGGTTGAAATGGATGCCGATTTTGACAAAGACGGATATGCTACGACAAAGGCAATCGTAATATCAAAAGCAATGAGAAAAATCACTCAAATGATTGGTAGAGAAAAAGTTGCATTGGTGTTCACTAATCAATTAAGACAAAAACTCGGAGTAATGTTTGGAGACCCTTGGACTACATCAGGTGGAAAAGCATTACCATTTCACGCATCAACTCGTATTCGTTTAAAGAATATGGGACAAATCAAAGATACAGGTAAAAATGTATTGGGTATGAAATGTAGAGCACAAATCATCAAGAATAGATTGGGGCCACCACTACGACACGCAGACTACGATATGTATTTTGATAGAGGGATTGACAACTATGGTGGTTGGTTGAGTGTGATGAAAGAACACAAGTTAGTAAAACAAGCAGGTGCTTGGTATACTCTTGAAGACCATAACGGCGAAGAAATCAAATTCCAATCAAAAGATTGGGAAGATATTATTTCCGAAAATGAAGAACTCAAAGCACACTTATATCAACTCATTTGTGATAAGGTAATTCTACAATACCAAGAAAAACGAGGTATTGATGATGTAGAATTCACAGATGAGGTTTTAGGTGACTAAAGAACGATATATATCAATCTTAAACCAAATAAAAGAATCTGGCGGCGACTTAGATATGGGGAAACCCAATGACTCGGTTTTATTAGTTGACGGTATGAACTTATTCATACGAGTATTTTCAGCCATACCAACTACTAACGAGGACGGAATCCACGTTGGTGGAATAGTTGGTTTTTTAAGGTCATTGGCTTACTCAATAAATATGATTAGACCTACTCGAACCATTGTAGTTTTTGATGGTAAAGGTGGGTCTAACCGCCGTAGAAAGATATTCCCACAATATAAAATGGGACGAAAGATGTCGTATCGTTTGAATCGAGCACACGACTTCTTGACAAGAGAAGAAGAACAAAAGATGATGATACGACAACTCAATCGTGTGGTTGAGTATTTAGAGTGTTTACCGATTACAATTCTGAACATTGAAAATTGTGAGGCAGATGATGTGATTGGTTATTTATCAAAACACATATACAACGATAGTAAAACTACAATACTATCAACAGACAAAGACTTTCTGCAATTAGTTGACGACAACACAAGGGTGTTTTCACCTACGAAGAAAAAAATGTATGACGAAAACAAAGTATTTGAGGAATACGGAATACACCCGAAGAATTTTTTATTATTCAGAATGTTTGACGGAGATAAGTCAGACGGAATACCAGGAGTAAATGGTATTGGAAAAAAAACATTAGTCAAGTTATTTCCATTTATGGAAACAGATGAACAATACACATTGGACG